AGGAGAAACAAATACAGTTGCATTTATAGAGGTTTCATCTGCAGCTGATTGTACTGAAACAGCAAACGAATATATAGTAACCAACACAAATGCAGGTAATGAAACAGTATCGTATTTTGATTGTGATGGAATTGCTGATAGTGAGACTATTGGCCCAGGAGCGTTTGCTAGAATATCTGCTACTGAATTTACTTCTGTTCCTGCAGGTGTAACTATTACATTAGATTCTTGTGGGTGTGCCGCAACAGGACCTGAGTTTTTTGGTAGTACAGACTTTCAGGCAAACGCAACAGATATATGCTGTAATGAATTAACAGGCACTACAGAATACACCCATGATGGGAATCCATTATTGACATACCCAGAAGTTGGAGATAATGTTTCAAATAAACAAACAGGATTTGGTATTAGCGCAGGGTTTTATGCTCTTGGGCCTGACAATTCTAGAATAGGTTATATGGAAATAGGATTAACATCAAATGTTTTAAGTATTGACATTTCAGGATGTGAAGACAGCACGATAACACTAACTGTTCAAAACAACATTACAGGAGATGCGGCAGGGTACACAATCGGTGGCGATTCTTCAGGAACTGCCAAAACAGCACAGCCAGGTGGATCTTCAACATTCACATCAAGTGTTACCTTAGCGCCTAATTATACTTTTTCTTCTGCACCTGTATTTTCTTGGGCAGGAGATACTGATTTTAATAACCCTTCAAACAAAACATTTACTCACGGATATTGTGATGAGACCAAGGTTTTAACTATTACAGCCACAGTCACGCAGCAAGCTCCTCCACCTTCGCATTCTGTATTTATATATGCAGACGAAGGACCTGCGATTAGTACTTGTGACGCGGTAGGTTATAATACAGTTGGATTTACTACTGAGTACTTTTTTGCTCAGACACCCAATAATTCACAAGCTAATCCAAACTACAACGACAGATTGTATTTGTCGGAATACTTGACAGGAACTGAACTTCCTGATGGATGGTGGACTTATGCAAATTTAGCAGGAAGTCCTTCGGGAGATGCTCTTGAATATGATCAAAGTTCTACAGGGATTATATTATTAACTAGCAGTATTAATTGTCCGTTTTACACATTTGCTATTGCACCTGCATCAGTAAATGGATGTAGTTCAGGTTGCTCAACAAGCGGATGCTGCTTTAGCGAAGATTGGAAAGACAACAACAATGTAGTTCCATTTGTGTCGGGTACTGCAGCGTGTAATGCCAAAGATACATTCCCTTATCCGACATATTATACGGCTTACTTTCCTCAAAGCGGAGGCTCACCTGGTAATCCGTCAACGGGAACTAAAATATATACAAGTAAAGCAATTGATTCACCATCAAGAGAAATACCTACAGGGTGGTATCTGAAGAGCGGAAACAATAATGCTTTTTATTATGATCAAGCAACAGGGTGGAATGCTAATATATTCTTTTGCCCTTAAAAATTAAATTATGAGTTTATTAAATAAATATATTGATTCATCAGATTTCTTAACAGCAACAGCCGTTTATGATGATGCTAATCTATTGACAAAAGCTGCAGACGGATATTATCAAGACAATGATATATATAGACAGCAAGTAAACGGAGAGCTTGGCCCTTCATTTGTTTGTGAAGAATGTGGCATACCTTGTGGCGGAACAATAAGTCCTCCAGGTGGCGCAACAGGACTTTATCAGTTGGAGTTTAGTGCAGGTACAGATGAAAATGATACAGGAGCTATTTCAATATATTTTAATCCTCAAGGAATACCTGATGGGATTAGGGTCTTTTATGACGGAGTATTTTACAATAGAGTTTCTTCGCCTAATGATGGAAACATACAATCTACAAGTGGAGTTGCAGATGCCTTTACGATATTAGGAAACCCCACAAGCACATGTGTTCCTGCTACTCCTGACACGAGCAATTATGATTTTTTTGATGGGTTTGATGAATCAGGGTGGATACCTGGAAGCCCAACGCCTCAATCCGTAACGATAAATACTGGAGATGACGTTAGAGGGGGAGCTTCTCAAGACAACTTGTTAGTTGTTCCAAAACCAAATAGACTACCAGGACTTGTTACCATTCAGGTATTAGGGCCTTGTTCGGGTACGGGTTGGAATATAGATGTTGAATGCCCTCAGCCCTTACCTTCTTTTCAAGGAAGAGCAATAGGAAGCTCAATAACATGTCAATCAACAAACACTACATATTATTTTGGTAGATTTCAGGGAGCAACCAACACATATCCTGAGCTAAATAACCCTGTGTTTTCAGATCATGATGGTGTTGGTAGAGTAAGTGATCAAAATTATATAATGGATAACAATCAAGTAATTACCGTAACAAACGGAGTTGTAAGTAACATACAAGGGTGTGATCCCACATAAAATATAAATTATGCCAGAGAACTATACATTAACATACAGCGAATCAGTAAAAGGGTGGCCTTCTTTTTACAGTTATTATCCTGACTTTATATTAGGTATGAATCAATATCTATATACATTTAAAGGCGGTAATCTTTATAGACACAACACAGGTAATGTTAGAAATCAATACTATGGCATAAACTACCCATCTACACTTACAGGCGTATTCAATCAAGAACCTACAACAGTAAAAGTTTTCAAAACCATTGAGCTTGAAAGTGATGATTCATGGGATATTAACTTGACAACAGATCTTGGTGCAGGATTCATGTCAAATACTGATTTTGTAGAAAAAGAAGGTAGCTACTTTGCGTATATTAAAAGAATAACAGATTCTAAAAACCTATCCCTAAGATCAACTCAAGGTGTGGGTAAAAACCTTAACTCAACAGGTGTTGCGCCTAACCCAATAACTATTGAGTTTTCTTCAAGGGTAACTTCAATGATTTCAATTGGAGACGATATATATTATAGTAATTTTATAGGCCCCAACCCAAACGACTTTTCAGATCCTATAGAGATAGGCCCTATAACTGAAATATCAAGCGACAGAAAGACTATTGTAGCAAATCCTACCGCCTTACTTCCAGGCACACAAGTTCCTGTTCAGGCTTATATATTGGTGTTAAAAGACCCCGTTGCAGAGTCGTATGGAGCAACAGGATACTTTATGGAGTTTACACTAACAAATAACAATACAGATTCAGTAGAGCTGTTTACAGTCGATTCAGAGGTCTTCAAAAGTAATCCTTAGTTTTTTGTATCTTTGCGTAAATGGAATTTACTATAAGAAAGTTAAATAATAAGGATTATGAAACCATTTTGCTAAAGTGGTGGAAAGATTGGAGATGGACACCCGTGCCCAAAGATTTTCTTCCAGATAACGGTAAAGGTGGGTTTATAGTTTACGACAAAGAAACACCTGTTTGTGCAGGTTTTATGTATGTAACTAACTCAAAAGTAGGTTGGTGCGATTGGATTATATCCAACATAGACTACAAAAACAGGAAAAAAAGGAAAAAAGCGTTGTCGTATTTGGTTCAAACACTAAGTCACACGCTAAAGCTAAGTGGATGCAAATATGGCTATGCATTACTAAAACATGAATCTCTAATAGAGATATATGAAAAGAATGGATACATCAAGGCAGACGCTTACAATGCAGAAATGATGAAATTATTATAATATGGCAGCATTTACAACAATAGCAGCAGCAACAGTAGCAGTAGGCGGTTCAGCCGCTAAAGGTTTTTTAGCAGGAGATGCAGCAAAGGTTGCAGCTCGTGAGGCAGGTCGTCTCGAAATAGAGCAAGAACGATTACAGCAAGAATCTGTTGCTAGATTAGAACAAAACTTTTATGATGCAGTAAGAGCTACTACTGACATTTACGACAAGCAACTTCAGTTAGCAAATGTACAGGGATCTCAATTGCTTGAGGCAGCTCAAGAAGGAGACCAAAGAGGCGTTGCGGCAACTGCAGGAAAAGTAAAACAAGTTCAAGACGTAGGAACAGGTGCTATTGCGGACAAGATGGCTATGCAAAAACTTACCATTGACCAAAAAAGAGCTCAAGCAGCTGAAACAGATGCAGCTCGAATAGCAGCTTTAATGGATGATAGAGCAGCAGCAGCAGGGTTAGAGGCAAAAGCAAAAAGAGCTGAATCAGATCAACTTAAAGCAGCTTCAACAGGAGCATTTATTGATGCAGGAGTAAGTGCTTTGAGCGCGGGGATTAGTGCGTTTGGAGGTGCAGAGGGTAGAGCTGTAGATTCTTTGGTGGAATCTGGAGAAGCAGCAAGCAAAACAGAAGCCCTGCAAATGCTTGGAGATGGCGTTCTTTCTAATAAAGATTTAAGACAAATAGCTAAATCAGGAACAATGAGCGGCCTTGCTTCAGCAGCAGGCTCTAATGTAAGTCCTTTGCCTGAAGGGGTTACCCCTGCTCAATCTTCTTTTAATTTTCAAATCCCAGGTCAAGAGACTCAAGTTGTTGGTGCGGGATTAGGAGATTCATTAAAAAACCTAGGGCAGCAAGCTACAAACTTAGTAAACTTTCAAAACACAGGAAGTGTTAGTGGAGACCAACAAGTAGCAGATCCAAACAACATTGCTAATCTTTTTGGGCTGTTAAACAAGCCAATTGATCTAGGTAGTGTTTTTGAAAACTTTAAATTTGGTGGAACTCAATAACAAATAAGATATGGGTAACGCATTACAATCAACAATGGCTGCGGTAAACGCAGGGCTTATAGGAAAAAATCCCTTAGAGGGCAAGTTAGCGGCTATTGACAAAGGAATAAAAGGAGTTCAAGATTGGAAAGCCAATATTGATAAGCAACGCCTTGAGTTAAAGCAAAATACAGCAAAACAAATTCGTGAAGCTGAACTGAAGGTTTACGAAAACATGCCATCTGATGAAACTGCCCAGGCAAAAGTATTAGAGGGTTTAGCGAAGTACAAAGATCAAATGCTTATTAATGAGAGATTGGTTCGTAATGGATCAGTTCCCCCTCAAGAAAACTTAATCTTTTTTGAAAACGGAAAACAAAGCTTTGATATTTTTGCTCAAAACGTAGCTAGTTACGACAAAGAGCTTGAGCTAACAAAGAAAAGAGCTCAAGGGTATACAGACCCCGATACAGGTGAGTTTGTGCAGCCAACTTCAGGAGAGTTAGAAGCTGCAATGCAGAAAATTCAAACAGCTATTGGAACATTGTCGGGTATAGATATAAACTTTAGTGAAAAAGGAATGGGTCAAATAGACTTTTTCCAAATGGAAGTAGATCCAAAAACTCATACATATAGACCAAAGCTTGATGCAGATGGAAATAAAATTCCTATTAAAGGTCAAAGCAACATGAGTGTTCTTGCCTTAAAACACAAAGCGAATGGTCGTGCTGATAGAGTTAATGTTAGTGGGTTAACAGAGACTTTTACTAAAAAAGGTTTAGCTAGTACATATGAGGTTATGCAGTCAGAGGGTTTAATGGTCGGAAATGTTGTTAATGACCTTAGAAATAACCCAGATAGAGCAAGTATTCTTAATAATGCTGTAGCAGCTGACTCTTCAGGAATACAGCAAGTCGCAAGTATACTTAGCAAAGATAATGGTATACCAACAGAGTATGTACCATTCAACGAGTGGGATATGTTGACTGACGCAGAAAAAAATGAAACAATCGAGGTAACTATTCTTGATGAAAACATGGAAGAAAAACCTGTTAATGTTAAAAAATACATCAGAGTAGCAGCAGCAAACGAAAATAATGCCATTGTTCCTGAAATGGATGAAGACCAAATAAACGCAGCTCAGGGTTATTTGCGTAAAAGCTATGCAGATGCACTTCAAAGAAAAGTAACTAAAGGAACTAAAAGAACTGAGTTTGATCAAAGCACGCCATCAAAAGCAACGGCTAGATCTCAAAGGGATGAGGGAGCTAGAACAATTGCTGCGCTTAACAACCTTAGGGGGGCAAAAACAAGTCAGGATATGGAGTTGGCGCTTCAAGAGCTTCAGGGATTATCAGGTTTAGCTTATTCAGGCATTGAAGAAAAAGTAGAAACTGTATCTGTTCCTGATGGAAAAGGAGGGTTTACAGAAGAAGAAATAGTTACCGCTGTAAACCTTGACTTTGGAGGTCAAATCATACCTGTGGAGTTTGGTGAAGTAGTTACAGATCCTGAAACGGGTAGAAAGACATTCAATCAGACCAATCCAGAGGATTTTGTAAAATCTAGCTACAAATACTTTAACAGGGGTGGAGTTTCTGCTGACATTGGATTTGATGAGTTTATAAAACGAGGAAATACTCTATTTGAAGATGTATCTCAACCAGGTAAAGGAGCTAGAACAAAAACATACAAACAAACCAAAAACGTAACTCTTGCAGGTGAATATAATCTTGGCGGAAGTAAAACAAGCTTAAGTGTCCAATTAAAAAACGCTTTCGATAAGGCCGATGACGCGGCTACAGAAATAGCAGGAATCGGAGTAAACAATGACGTAAATGTTTTGGCTAGTGGTATAAAAGCCGCAATAGGTAGTGCGTATGATGCAGCAGAACTATCAGTTCCTCAAGGATTTGATGTTACAACTAGCGGTGGTGATGTAATAATTAGTGCTATAGACTCAGAGGGAATTAAAGTAACAGAGACTTTAAAAGACATAGATGAAGCAGTTAGTAGTGGAGGCCCTGGGCTAGTACAGGGTGCTGTTCAGTCATTCCTTAATAAAATGAATCAATAATATGAATAAGTACAAAACTCCTGCGGGAAATACATATTCTGAAGATGAATTGAGAGCTAAATATGGCGATCAGTTTGACTCTTTGGTTGCTGATGGAACTTTAGTTTTGGTTAGCTCGGGTGAAAAAAAAAATCCAAGCGACACCTCAGATTCAGATTTGGAAGTGGAAGTTACGGAATCTACTACCGAAACGGAAGAACAACCTGGCTCTTCGGATTCTTTAAATCCAATACTAGCAAATAAAAACTCTTTATTTACTACTCCTGTCGGAAATACTTATAGACAAGAGGAGTTGTTGGAAAAGTATGGAAACGACTTTTACAATTTAGTAAATGACGGTACACTTACCCTATCAGAAAACCAACCTGAAGAAAACGTTCTTGTAGAAGAGGAGGATACTTTTGATCCAAACTCAGAAGAGGTTCAAAATCAATTACTTGTAGGAAACAAAAACTTAGAGCTTCTAAACTCAGTTGGGTATATTGAGGCTAATGAAGATAATACTGTTATGGATATAGCAGACAATCTTGAATTAGTAGCAAATCTACCGCCTTGGCAACAAGAAATGATGGCTAATAAAGAAAAGTCATATAGAGTTAAAGATGAAAACGGAGAGTTTGTTTTCAAAAAAGCATCAGAGCTTCCAGAGGAAGTAGTCGAAGCAATTGAGTTTTACAAAAAAAAGACAGACGAGCCTCTACTTCAAAAAACAGGATTTGGTTATACAAACTCAAAACGAGCTCAAACACAGCTTACAGAAGATGAGAAACAAGACGAGGGAGGAATTGACGATACCATTTTTCAAGCGGCAAACGTAAACAAAGAAGATTACTTAAAGTGGAAAAAGAACAACACAAGAAAAGATTCTGCAGGTTATAGATTTTTCAAAACACTTATCACAAGTGATGAGGGCGATCAGTATGAGAAAGAAAAACAACAATACGAAAGAATACAAGGATATAAAGCATCTCTTTTAAACGATATCACAGTAGATTTATCAAGAATTGATTCTGCGTTAGCTCTTGCTACAGACCCAAACGAAATAAAAGAATTGAAGTCTCAAAGAAAAGGACTAGAAGAGTCTTTTTTGAATACAGCTATTGAGATGCAGGGTGTTGCAGATTTATTCCCTGAGTATAAAAAATATGAAGTAGATAGAGATTTAGAAGCAAGAAGAGAACTTTATAATGCAGCTAGAGAAGGCGGTGGAGAAGAAGCGAGCGTTGGCTTGAAGACAATAGGGAAAACTGTTGGTAGCACTATATCTAATTTTGCCGCGGATTTTTTTGCATCTATACCTGAGTTTTTTGATCAAAGATTGTATCAACAAGGTTACGAAAAAAAGGGGGTATTAAAAGGCTTGTCTGAAATGCTTTCGGATTCTGCTGATCATGTAGACATCATGGGTGGATTGGCACCCGCAAGCAGAAGGTCTTTTGTTCAAGGTAAGCCTGTGTTATACAAAGGAGATGAGTATTTTGTAGATAAAAATGGGCAAGTATTTGACGGAAAAACAAACGTCCTTGTTAACGATATACTTAATCCAAAAGAAGTATCTGACATAATAGGAAGATCAAAAGACGTAACAGAAGAGGTTACAAATTGGACAGCAGGTTCTGTGCTACAAGGAGGCACTCAGACACTAGCAAATCTTTATGCTTTAATTAGATCTGGCGGAAAGACAACGAAAGCATTAGGTTTAAAAGGCCCTAGAGCAGGGGCTTTTGGTATGGGTATAGCTTCATATGCAAGTAGTCTTACAGGTAGTGTTGAAGACGTTAGAAGTCAATTAGTTGCTTCAGGTATGCCTGAAGATGAGGCCACAGAGATAGCTATTAACGCAGGAAACGCAATTGCATCTTTAGATGGTATATTTTCAGGATTAGCAGGATCAAACACAAAACTTTTGACAGGACTGCAAGGCGTAAAGCAAGAAATCATAAATCTCGCAACCACAAAGGGTAAAAAGTTTACAGCTAAACAATTAAAGAAAAAAGGGTTAGAATTAGTTAAAGAAAACGCAAAAGAATTAGGTATAGAAGAAATACCTGTTTTGCTTAGTGAAAAAGGTATTAATTATTTAGTAAACCAAAGTATAGGTCGAGACGTTCTAAATCAAAGCGTCACTAAAGCTGATCTTTTAGAAACAGCAGTTCTAACTATTGGAGCAACTTCTACTCTTGGTGGTAGAAAATTACTTAGCGGAAACAAAAGAGCTGACTTTGTTAGGGTTGTTGGGAAAGACATAGACAATCTTCAAGAAACTCTCAATGAGTTAGTTATAAATAAAGAGCTCACAAAAGATCAAGCTTACAATGCATATAATGAAATATATAACATGCAGGCAGGCGAGCTCAAAACAAAAGGAACTATTCTAATGTCTCAAAACGTAGAGGAGGCAGCAGATCTTTTGACGCAAAGAGAAAAGTTAATGCAACAAAGAGAAGGTTTAGAGGGTCCTTTGAAGGAAGATATTGATAAAAGAATTATAGATGTTGATGAGCAGATAAAAGCACTCAAAGATAGAGATGTTAGTGAAGCTCAAGCAATCATTGATAAAGAAAATAATGTAGAATCTAAAACAGAACAAGATGCCAGTACGGAGCAAAGCGCAATGGAGGAAACTAGCGCAGATACAACCCAAGATACTCAAGAAGTGGCTGAAGGAATATCCGACACAGTACGAGAGCCTTCCAGAGAGACTGACACCGAAGTCCAAACCACTCCTGACCAAGAGGCGCAGACGGAAATCGATTCTTTAACTGAGACAGAGCAAGACACAGAGATGAGTGTGAACACAGATAGAGTTAACTCTATTGTGGATGGAATCATCGAAAAGACTCGAGGACGAGGTAAGAGAAGAGGAGATAAAGATAATAGATTAGCAGAGCAAAAAAACGCTTTAAGCTATTTAGAGGGATCACAGGTGTTTAATGAGCAAATGAATGATAGCGAAAGAGAAGCTGTTGTTCAGGATTTAAACAAGAAGCTTGGATTAGAGATTCCATCTCCAACCAAAAGACAGATAGACGCAAAGAAAAAGAAGGATAAAAAGTTTGTAACAGTTGATGAGTCCGCAGCTCTAAAAGACCAAATAAAACTCGAGGCAAAGGCTGCTCGTGATGCAAAGAAAGACCAAACAACTAGAAGAAAAGCTCTGTATGAGTCTATAAAGAATGTTAGAAAGATGGGCAATATTAGTCTGAATAAGGCTAAGCAACTTATAAAGCAAGTTTCTACAGTTAACCTAAATAACGCTAAAAAAGTACAAGAGGTTATAGACTATGTAGAAAATGCAGCCAACAATGCTGAGTATGAGGCAAAAGTAAAAAAGGCAAAAGCCCTTCAAAAAGCTATAAAGAAAAGTGCTAAAGGCAAAGAAGCAACATTGTCTGATGCAGCATTGCAGTTTGCAAAAGTAAACCCATCTACTGTAACTGATATTGATGCGTATCTTGAAAATGCACAATCAGTAAAAGATGGTCTACAAAAAACAAAGAAAACTAAAGGTGGTCTCAAAGTAGCCAAACCTTTTGATGTTGCAAAAATTGATCAGTATAGTAAAACTGAAATAGAAAACGAAGCCAAAAAGAACTTTCAGCTTGCAAAAGAGTCGTTTGAGGAGCTCACAGGAACAGATCCTGGTGATCTTACATTAGAACAAATAAAAGAAGCTTTAAACACCTACGAAACAACTCCTGAAAAAAGAGCAGATTTTGAAAAAGAAAACGCAGAAGTAATTGATAAGGCTGTAAATAACGCCTTTAACAACACTAAGATCAATATCAAAGGAAGTATTGAGAGTGGAGACTTGCAGTTAGATGGTGAAAAGAAAGCTTTGATTAGAGACTTTTTGAATATGGATTTAAGTGTGTTTAATACTTCTCAAAAAATGGCCGTATTAGATGCAATTGTGAACTTTGAGATGAATCAGTCTACAGGCGGTATGCAATCTATGTTAAGCCAATACAGGGGTGATAAAGGGATGAAGACCTTGAAAAAAGACGGCATAAAATCTATAGAAAAAAGCACATGGCTTGGAAGGACTTGGAATAAATATATAGCTACCCTTCCAAATGTATTTGACCTTATGTTTAAATCACAAGCAAAGGCCAACAAAGTTATGAAGGAAATGGGCTTTACAGACCTTGTAAATGGAGCTAACAAAGCCAATAAACAAGCTTCTGTGGTTGAAAAAGACTACGCAAAAGCTTTTGATAAAAAGAAGATGCGTGAAGGAAAATACTTTGATGAAAAAAATGATATCGAAAGAGGTATTTTAGCTGAGGTTAGAAGGGTTGCTCCTGGAACTGAAGCAGAGCAACAGGCTGAGTTTGAAACAAGTAAAGGTTTGGTAAAAGAAACATACGAAAGATTGCTTAACAGCAAAGATCCTGCAAATCAAAAAAAGGGCGAGGTCATAAAAGAGGTCTACGACAAGATATTAGCTGACGCTGAAACCATAAATGATGTAGAGAGTAAAGTTGATCCTGTAAATCTTGAGGGTGTAAATTATATTACTGAGGTTTGGGCTAATGAGTATGAGGCGTTAGCAGACACATCCTTGAATATATACAACAGAAACTTAGGAAAAGACATAAACTATACACCTAGAAGTGTTCAAAAGCTTCAAGCTGAAGACAAGCCTATAGATATTACAGAACCTGCATTTAACCCAGATATGCAGAAAAGAGGTGTTTATGACAAAGAAACAGGAGTAATTAAACCAACCACTAAACCTAAAACACTACCAAAAGGAAGAGTTCTTAATTTAGGGTTTGACAGACAAAACCTAACAAATTATAAGGCAGCAATGACTGATGTCTACACAGCTCCATCAATACAACAGATACAAGGCGCTAGAGATTCCGATGCGTATAACGATGTTCTTCCAAATGAAAACTCAAGACAAGTTATTGATGATAGGATAAATAATTATGTAGCAAGCATTAGAGGTGTGACTCAGTTTGAAAAAGAACAAAGAGAAAATAGAAAGCTTGTGAAGGCTATGGATAAATTAGCCACATTTGGTGTTGTTAGAGCCTTGGGTGGATTGACTCAACCATTTAAACAGCTTATTCCTCTTTTTAACACCTTTACAAATGCAGGTATTATAAACACATCCAAGGCTTTAAATTTGTATGCAAATAAAGATGTTAGAAATGCAATAAATAATTCAGGTATGCCAATTGCAAATAGGGGTGTACAATCTCAATCAGACATTGAGTCTGTAGATAAAAAAATAGATAATGTCACTAGATCAAGAGGGGGTAAACTTATAAATTTATTTGATAAAGCAAATAAAAAGGTTTTAGATTTTACACTTGTAAAGCCAGATGTTTTAGCTGCAAAAACTTCTTTTGTTGCATACTATATAGAGGCAGAGGGAAAAAGAGGGGTTCCATCTAACGAAATAGATTGGACTAAGCCATTAAACCAGGAGTCATTAAACTTTGCTCAACAACAAGTAGATAGACAACAAAACGCTTCAGATCAAAATCTTCAAGGTGGATTGTTTACGAGTCAAAACTTTACAACTCAGTTTATAAGAAAGACAGCATTTCCTTTTGCAAACTTCCTGTTAAACCAAAAGACAAGAATGTACGCAGATATTAATACCTTGATAAACAACCCAACAGCTCTTCCAGGAGACAAGAAAAGAGCCGCCACATCTTTAGCAGGATTAGGCATTGAGACATTGGCGTTTAATTCTTTAGGGCTAGCAATATCTTCTATGCTTGCTAACTTAACTAAATCTATTGTTGGTGAAGATGAAGATGATAAAAGACCTCAATGGGAAAAGGACATGATAGCAAGAGAAGAGGGAGATAAAAGAATTAGAAATCAGCTCAGAGGTAGACTCGGCAATGTGTTAAATGACGTAATCAATCCAATTCCTGTTACAAACGATCAGGTTTTAGCAAGTGCTAACGCTGTTATAGGATTGTTTCAAGATGGAGAAAAAGATGGAGATGCTTTTAAGTTTTTTGCGAATACTGATAAAGAAATGTTAGAGCAGTTAGGTGTTTTAGGAATTGGAGGGGTAAAAGGAAAGCAACTTATTGAAATGATTAAAATAGCTCGCACAGGAGAGTTTAAGAACTATTATGGATCAACCACAAAACTTAGCAGAAGTGCACAAGAAAAAGTTGGTAATCTAGCTATCATTTATGGAGTTCATTTAGCAGGAGGGATTCCATTTTCAGAAGTTGGATATATGTCTGAAAGAGCTTTAAGAGACATTAAAAAAATGAGGGAAGCTAAACCTGAAAAGTTTGAGGAAGAAAAAGACACAAGAAAAACTTTAGAGGATATAGGGAAAAAGAAAAAGACACCTTTAGACAAGGCAAAAGGAAAACTAGAAAAGAAATCTATACTTTAATCTTTTTGTTTATCTAAAAGCTGTTGAAGCTTTCTAATTAATTTGAAGTTTGGTTTTTTCTTTAACTTCTCTTCAAGTATTTGTTTTTTAATGTGATCTTTCATTTTCTATTTCTTTCTGAAGGCAAGCAAGTGCACGCCAAGCAACCTTTGCTGTGTGACGAATCCCATCATCATCAATAGTTCCTGCATCTATAAGATGTCTTGCAAGTGCATCATAATCATCAGTAGACTTATTGCGATCCCAATGTAATGGCTTATCAGGATGATGTTGTTTGTTTCCTGCTAAACTTACTCTTGAGATTTCCATTAATGCATCTGGAAAATACTTAATAACTCCTGTAAATACAGGCCGCTTTTTTCTTTCTTCTGCGTTCATTAGAATGCTCTTCCAACTAACAACATTCCGTATAAAACTCCCGCTGACATTGTCAGCACCATAGACCATACTAATACGGCCAACCAATTTATTTTCTTCATAATTAAAATATATGTGTTAATCGAGCAACTTGCCCGTGTTGTTTTGAATGAATAAAACCTTCAATAGCCTTAACTCCACCAACACCGTAGCCATTACGATGATGCCAGGAGTCTGTTCCACTTGGTGATCTCAAGCTTTCTACAGTTATTCCATGAAAGTCTTTACTTGTTTTGTGATGCACATGGTGCGTGTACACATACCTGTGTTTTGTTTCAGCCCACTCTTGAGCAAACTCATTAGCCATTATAAGTGGCAAGTCAGGTATCTTAGCTCCATCTCCGTGTGTAGTTCCGATAAGGTTTTTACCATACTTAAATCCTTTTCTATGCGCAATAGAACAATCAAATGTTATGTTCTTGCATTTTCTAAACCAAGACTGTATAGAATCAGAAAGCATAAATCCTGACATATAATCATGGTTGCTCGGATTATATACAAAATGCACATCAGCTACGCTAATTAGCATCTCAAGTACATCAACGTACAGTTTTTTAGCTGTCATGAAGTTTTCGTACCACATACCATCTGTATCCTGTGGAGTTCCCGAAGTGGTAACTCTTTTAGGAGTATCAACATGAAGTATGTCGTTTCCGCCAACAAAAAGTATTTTATCTATGTTGAAGCCTTGAGCTTTATCTAAAATACCTTCAACGCCTTCCTTAACCCTTTTGACTGCTACCTGTGAATTGTATTCCTCTCCTGTTTCAAAAGCAGAGCAAAGCTTGCCAATGTGAATATCGGCAGGATCAATTACAAGTAAGTGGCCGTTGGTTAGTTTCTTGCGCTTTATTTTGCGGTAGCTAGGCGAGTGTTTATCCATCGCCTTGATGATGTCGTCTCTCAGTTCTTCTGGAGATACACCTTTGTTTTTTACATGAAGAGAAAAGTGTTTGCCTTTATACCAATAGTGATTTACCTCATCCATTGGGATGCCTGAGCTTTCACATTCTTTTTGAAGAGCTCGGTGTTTGGTAATTAATGCATACTCCTCCTCATTTAATCGAGGTCTATATTTCATCGTCTGCTAGTTTTTGTGTATCCCGTAGAACTTGATGCAGCTCTTTGATTGCAACTCTTAGAGCGTCATTGTCTTCGTCCATCAAGGATTCGTAAACATCGTCAGTCAATGAATTTATTTGCTTCATCAAAATATTGATGAAGTTGATCGAATTGTGATTGTTTTTTTGGATAGTCATTCATTGATTGTTTCTTAAAATTATAAATAATAAATAAGAAATCAATAAAAAGTTATTAACTATCCATGTGATATAACAAACTTTTACCCACTTCCTTATCAATCTTTGAAATAGCCCTGTATATTGATCTTGAGCGTTTTTTTGTGTCTTCACGCTCAGTTTTGTTACTATCTATACCTAAATTGGTGTACATCGTACAGTCTATTCTCAAAAGTTCATCTATTTTTCTTTTGTTTGACCAAGATTTAAAATCTAAAATCTTGTCAATGTCTTCGTATTTATAACTCATATTCAATTGCTTGTAATGTTAATAACTCTTTTTCTAGTGATTTTATTTCTGACACAATTTGCTGCATTCTTTCACCCCTACCTCCTATTAAGGCCATTGCCTCCAGATACTTAGCGTTGAAATGTTTATCATAATCCAAAAGTGTTTTGCCACTTTTATATCCGTGCAATATAGTTGCATGATCCTTGTCAAATATAGCTCCTATTCTGTGATAAGTCATGCCATATATTTCCCTAAAGATTATATATGCTATACTTCTTGCGTCAGCATAATCTCTTTTTCTAGTACTTAAAACTATATCATCTAGGTTTGTTGCCTTACATACAGATTTCAATACTGCTTTTTCTTGTTTACTTAATTTAATTTTTTTCTGTAATCTCATTTAATGTATCGGTTAAGGTTAATATAATCTAAATATTTATCTACATCTATTTGCTTAATATCTATAAGCACTATAGGTGAATGTTCTGTTTCTCTAAAGTAATCTACCAGGAAGAAAACAGGCTCACCATTACTATCATTTACATGCCCTGCAATGTTTTTCATTCTACCTTTGGTGTGATCTAAGCCAAACATTTCGTCTATTTTGGCCGCTATTCTTACTGACACTCCGTTTTTAAATCTGTTGATTTGTTTGATAAAATACTCATCCAATTCAAACTCCTCCTCTGTATACTTCTGTTTTGATTCCATGCTCTTTAAGTTCTTTAATTCTATATTGTTGTATTGCAGACACCTTGCCTGCAGGTTTTTTAATCTCAGAAAACAAGACATCTGAGTCTTTTGGTATTGCTATTAAATCAGGTATGCCATTTTTGTTAGTCTTAATCAACTTAATAACATAATACCCCTGAGCCTCTAGCTCCTTAATTCTCTTTGCTTGTATCTGCTGTTCTGTCATTAAAATTTATTTAATTCTTTTATCGGAAGGATAGTTGCATTTGCTTTTTCGAATTTAAACTTATCAAAATCAGTTCCTTTAGAAACGAAAGTTCCTTTCTCAAAAAACTCATCACAAGGGATCCAACCCAAAATCCAACCTTTTGAAAAATCATTCATTATTCTTAAAAACACATAATAATCTGCTTTTTGCTTATGAACTCCATTCAAGTCATGTGAATTTACTGTACACCAATAATCTTCTT